TATATCAGAACCTACCAAACTGTCAATCCATTTGTTTTCTAATTTCATTGACGGAAGACTATCTGCCACTGCTTCTGTTAACAACTGATATTCGCTGTGTACAGGCACCTGAGATTCTAGATTGGTTCTCAACTGAAAGTTCAACAGTGCTGTATCTGATGGTATAACTGAATTGAAATTATATGTCACAAACTTGTCAGCCTCTATAAATGCAACATACGCTACGCCAGATCCGCTGGGATTAGCGATTAGTCCTGCAACTTCTGCAGCTGACCGTGTTCTGTCAGACATAGATACGGGTACTACAGCTTTGTTTTTTACCCAATAATAGTAGTATGTTTCGCTGACCGTGCCAGTATAGGCACTGAAAAATTGTTTTACACTATAGACATCATCATTGGGATATAATGGCTGACCGCTGATGCCCTGTGTTAATCCAATATTTGTATCTGCTAGAGCTGCCCACTCGCTAGGTAACAGCACTGTCTCTACCCATTCGAATACATCTATGCTTGCGCCGGTTACTAATTGATTCCAAGCACCTAAACGATATGCAGCATCGTTTAGTTCAGCGTATTGAAACTTAGCTGTGCCAGTGTTCCACCATAATTTTCCTACATTTTTTTCCAACCAATTTACTGATGTATCTACTACTACCTCGTCCGTGCCTATAGAGTAAATTGCAGGATCATATGGAGTTTTGAATTTAATTTCCTGTTCCGCTATGTTTAATATTTTACCAGCAGCAGCATTGACATAATCAACATCCTGAATTTTTATGTTGCGCACATTGTCATATAATTCAATTTTTTTAATTTTTCTAAGATCAATCAACGGCTGTTGAGTAGTTAATGTAATCCAAGATACTGCATCTTGACTGGCCGTAAATAGTCTTGCCAGTCCTTGAGTGCTATTGGTCGCTGAGTTTTTGTAGTAAGGAGATCCTACTAGTATTTTATTTCCCACACAATCTATACTAGACCCAAAAGATTCATCTGCCTGTAAACTAGCGTCTAATTTTTCGGTAAGGAAAAATACCTGGTCTTTTTTATCAAACACATACACACCACCTGTAAATCCTCGGTCTACAAAGAATCGTGTGCTGGCATTATCAAATGTAGTGCCTTCAAGTATATCAAAATTTATAGGAAATGATGTTTTGGTATTTCTTGCACCCACAGCTATTTTTGCAGCGTTAGGGCTAATTGATACTGCATAGCCAAAATACTCATTGGCGTATATATCAAAACTCTGCAATTTCTGTTTCACACGGAATTCTGTTACAGGTTGGTCTAATTCCAACAAATATACCGATCCCTGATCTTGGTAGTTTATATCTGCTTTTGGACTTGATACTACCAACGTAGTTCCGGCAGAATCTATGTCCATAGAGAATCCAAATTGATCACCTGTGCTGATTATCAGCCCTGAATCTATATCTGTGAATGAAGACAGTGATCCTGCATTTATCATTTGTGTAAGCTCATAGGAATCGTATGAGGTTTTCTTATACACAAATATCTTTCCGGATGAAACCGTGGTGCTGTCACCCACTTGTTGCCAATTTGCACTGTTGGACGGGTCTTCGTTATAACTGCGATATGTGCTGTCCGGGCCTAAAAACGTATCACCTAACTGATAATACTGATACGAGTCGCCCGGCGATCCTTGATATCGTACTACCTCGCCTTCTACGTATTCTACATCTCCTCGCCATAAGCCTCTATAATTGGCAAAATATTGCCCGTCACTGTCGGGTGCGCCAATGACTAGTATACTGCCATCTCTACTCATGGTCATTGAGAAACCAAATTGATCCCCTTGTTTAACCAGTTCTGCTTTTTGCAAGTCTGTTAATAGACCTGTGGTAGTAAACTCCAACGTCGATCCATCATTTTCAACAGAGATGTTTGTAGGCAATGAGCAGTGTGTAGAAATATCACTGACCTTAACCCAGTCCTGCGAATCTACAGTGATAGTACTGCCGTCTGATGTTGACGTATCGAGAGTCTGCCAGAGATTACCGCGAACACCTTCTAGTACAGGATCTTGGGCAGCTTGCCACACTATTTCACCTTGCTTATATGATTCAAATAGATCGTAGACTCCCTTGTACAACGGATTTTCCATGTGTGTCCATGCAGTGCCATTGAATTTATAGAGATACACCCTGCCAGTGTTGTTATAAGATCCTATAGCAGACACTGCCATGTAATATTCAGTGCCGTTTACACCTATGGTTATCTCAGAACCAAACAGTTCGTTGTCTGTGGGTCTCGGTGAAAGAAATGCGTCGGTATTCAGATATCTACCGCCGATGAATTGATAGATGGCTATCATGCCTTGTTGATAGTATCCTGGATTTCTGCCAGACTCTGCCGATGGTATACCTGTGACATGTTGTTCCCAGTCATCCGTGTTAATAGCTAGATCAGTGCTGCCATCTCCTATTGCAGTATTGGCATTTTTAGCTCGGTATAATCTACCACCATATAAAACAATTTCATCTTGTTGATAGAATACGTCTGCTGCCCATTCACCCATGAAATTGCTGGGAACACCGCTGGCCAAAGGAGCACCTATCACAAGGTACTTGCCGTCTGGGCTTACGGCCATTTTTTCGCCGAATGAGCCTACAGCAATATTATAAAACCCCGACGGAGGTGCAACGATCTGTTTAAGAATTAGTCCTGTATCAGTTTCTACATAGACATTGACAAACCCAGACCCGGGTATACTGACGATAACATGTTTGAGATTGTTGTCGTATATGACTTTGGTGCCTGCACCTAACGGTGAAGACACAGAGAAATCTGTAACTGTTTTTGCAGTATATAGTTTATTTTTTTCTATAATTTCCCACTGTTCGCTGCCATTATCATCAACAAAAACCAAAGACTTAGTTTTTAGTAGAGCTGCACTGCGCTGATCAATACTAGCATAATCAGCGAATCGTGCAGATGTTAATAAGATAATATAAATCACTGTGCTGCTATCTAGCTCAGGATCTTCAATGTCTGCATCTACTGCTACTGTAACTGTGGTATTAGTAACTGCTGTGACTCGGAAGAATCCTGTGAGATTAATTATGTCACGGACACCTATAAATTCATCGACTGCAATCGCATGTGGTTTATTCAATGTCAGTGTTACTGTGGTGTCGTCAACTCTAATTAACGATTCGACGTATGCCAATTGAGACTCATTCGCTCTCAATACCGTCCAACTGCCCTGGTAAAAAGTAATCCAGATATGGTCGTTTTCATTGACTGTAGAAATGTCTAGAGAGCCTAGATCATCTATGGTAGCAATTACATGTTGGTACTGATTAGTTCCCACATAACCTGCGGTTTGTGTAGGCAGTGTTTCTGTTGAGGTAGGCAGAATATTCACTGCGTATGGCACAGGGGAAATGGTGAAATCGCTGGCAGTGAGCCTGTAATATTGGTCCAACGACTGTGCAGTTTCTATGTTATTCACTATAAACAACTGAGGATTCAACAAAAATTTATTTTTAATTAACTGAATTTCTATTTCGGTGAATTGATCTGTGCCTCCTATTCTACCAAGTAAAAATGCCCACTCTTCATTGAGTTGTATACTAGATGAGCCGCTGCGGCTGAGTTTTCCAAAGATTTTGGTAATAGAATTACTGGTGCCTTTTTCTCTAATAAATCCCTGATATAACTGGAACTGGCTTACAGGATCTTCTGCGAGATTCTGTAGGTAATCTCGCTGTTGATATCCCACTGCATGTCTTGCCAGGTCACGCTGGCTCTGACTAACGCCTTCTGAGGATGTTTCAAAATAATCGCTGAATTGTTTGATCTTGTAATCAAAGTTTGCCACTAACTGTTTTTGTGGTTGGGAATCTAATTTAACCCAGTTGGCATCATTGAACTGTTCAGTACCCAACTGATTAACTAAACTGGTCCAATTGTATGATTTGTATGCAACTATATCACCTAGTTTGTAATCTTGAAAAGGTTTCCATACCTGTATATCAACATTGTCAAACAAGAAGCCCGGACTAGTATAATCACCGTCCCAATCTACTGTTCGGAAGGCCTGCATTTTGATACGGCCCTGACGATATCCTGTAGTTTTATCATATATGATATCATTAAACACTGTTCTATCATCAAACACAGTTACATGCTCTTTAAGCACAAAATACAGTTTTACATAAAATAAACCGTCTGTGGTATTTGTGGTTTCTACAGTGACCGTTTGAAAACTTCTATTCACGTTAATGAATCTCGGAGCCAGAGGTTTGCCATCGGCTTTCAATACCTGATAATCATAAAATCCATCTAGAACGTTGTCGGAGACGCCCACAGGTGTAGATATCTGCAATTTCTGTGCTGAAGGGCTAAGTGATATTATAGCTCCAATTTCCCAGTTGTGCTTAGTCCAGAACATGAATTCTTTACAGGCACTTAACCAATCTTGACTGGTTTGATTTACGGGATCATAGTTATCAAAAACTAGACCTTGACTTTTTAAATAACTTTCATATCCCAACAAAAAATCAACCACTTGTTGAATGCTGGTCAGTCTTGTACCGTAACTGATCTTTCTAGTAGTTATGACATTAAATTTTTTTCTTCTTTGAGCTTCTACCGCGCCGATTCGAGGTATATTTCCTAGTTTCTGCCAATTAGTTCTATCAAACCCCGAGCTGCTGTTGTGAGTTTTTAGAGCACGATAAAAATTACTTTGATATCTTACCAGCACTCCGTTATTATAGTTCTTGTCCTCGATCCAATCAGTAAATGACTCGCTGACTCCGCCGACTGATATCACAGGATCTTGTTGACTGATCAAAGGTTGATGATACGTGAAGTACGGTTGTATATCATCATACCCCTTGACTAACCATCCTCCTTGAGTTTTTTCAAGGATAACTCCACTGTATGTGATGCTGGATATAGGACTGCTGACATTGAATATGATGTCGTAATTTTCCGGTGGAATAAAAATACTAGACGTGGTAGCTGCAGGACTCTTGGAATCTAAAAGAAATTTTTGTTGCTGCTGGTCTACAAATCCACTCATTCTATATGACAGGGCTATATCAAGTTTTGATATCTTGTCTTGCAGTGTGCTGGCAGACATACCACGGGAATTAGTATAGCTGACGAGATACTTTACAAGACCTATAGATAATTCACTAGACACCACTGGTGCAATGTCATCAGTGTCGATGAACAATTCGGTAACTGTACTAATGTACTGACCTAATTTATTCAACTGTGTGATCGATCTATCAAAATTATCTGTGATATATTCAAATGGTTTCATCAAGCACATAGCTGTTATCACAGCAAATGGCCATTCTGAGCTAGATCTCCATGCGTATTCTACTGGAGCGATATCACCTAGGGCAAAAGGTCCCTGATTATTGATTAATGAAAACTGCTGTGCTAGATTAGAATTCAGCGGGCTCAGCAAGTTACCGTCGCCGTCGACAGGAATATGCGAAATCAATCCGGGACGTTTGTATCTGTCATATCGACCGGCTCGAACACCTTTGCGAATTATTCCAGCTTCGAGATCTTCCCATAGAATCAAATTATTACTGGTGTATGGGGCTGATCCATACTCAGCTTCCCACCATGTAGGTTGTTCACTAAATCCCAACATTTCCCAAGGACAGCGATGTGGTCTGTCAGTATCATAGAAATACTGATACACACCTCTCCACCAACCAGGAATGTTTTTGGTCCTAGTGGGATCCGTCATGTTTGAATAGGTATAAGTGAATGAATTTTCACTGTCGAAATACTCGTTTAGAGTATAGTTAATATTAGTATTTTGAATCCACTTTAGAAAATCCTGAACCACTATAGCATCTAGTTGTGACTTATCGTATTCGCCAACACCGTAGTATCCGCCTAATACAGCGTCAATATCAAATACCGCAGTATCATATTGCTGCTTAATATTGTTATAAATTCTAAGTTCGAATTCTAATAGCAAGTCGTCGCGGAAATCATTATATGCAGCAGTGATACTACCGTCGTGGCCTTGTATCACGAATCTAGGTTCTTGGTATGTGTCATCAAGAAATTTCATCGGAAGATATTTTTTATATAGGCCCATCGACGTTGGGGTAGGCGGCACATAATTACTGGCTGTGGATACATATTCTCTGATTTCCAGTATGTCGCCTTCTTGCAGATTTACCAGTACTCGCACAAATCCAAAAGTCGATACAAACTCATAGTCTTTGGTGTTAGACAGCTGTAGACCGTTTAAGTATACATAAACTGCACGGGTGCTGAGAGTTTGTAGATCAAATTTTTCTGATAGAGCAAACGTTGTTATACCAGTATCTTCAACTGTTGTAGTTATGGCGGTATATGCGCCTGCACCCAGCATATCAGAATATGCAAATGCATCAGTGGATTTTTTAGTCGATGTTAGACTATTAATGATGTCGTCTAGAAAATCGGGAACAGAATCATTGAAATCAATTTCAACAGATCGTATGATCAAATTGTTCTTGAAATCAGTATAGGATTTTTGTGCGTATTGTAAAGACTTGATTATATTATGTGTCTTGTCACAGAGACTCATAACTGCCAACGGAGCTACTCCGCTGTGTTTGAGAAATCGTTTGGAATGTTGCTTGTAATCTATTAAATCTTTGAGATTACTAAACCCTGGCATTGCGCCGATGAAATCTGTATCCCATTCTACTGCACTGGAAATATGATCTAATGCCTGACCTAATGTAAACGATGCTAACTCTGCATTAAATGGATTTTTTTCTAAGCCCACTGGTAATTCGTAATATCCCTCGTCGGGTTCTTGATCTACCAATATTTTGATCACTACAACATCTTTGACTGAGAATTGTGTAGAAAACTCAAATACTTCTCGCTGTCTAGTCCATGTTCCTTGATATTTTACACCATTCACATAGAAGTTGATTCTAGGCTCTTGAGTAATTGTTTCCCATTTTACCGTAAAAAATCTCAGTGTATTTGTAGCAGTATCTACTACTTGACTGTCTATTATAGGTTGTAGATAATCCTTGGATAATTCTCTCCATCCATTGGCATATATATCTGCTATTTTATAGAAGCCTGTGGCAATTTTTTTATTTGCTGGTATTTTATTAATGGTATAATCAAAGGTGTCAGTATCCCAGTTAAAATCAAACTGTATATCTCCGATATTATCTATGTTTAGATAACTGATTCGAAAACCTAATTCGCTATCAACGTTACCAGTTCCAGTTTTATAACTGATGATTTTTGAACCTTGGAATTGTGTGTCTGCATAAGTAGCAGCGTCTCCAAAGCTCACTGAATTTTTATCAAACACATCAAATCTCGGGGCTTGATTTACAGAAGTTTTAGCTTGACTAACGACCCATTCCGTACCTGTGTAATGAAACATCTTGCCTCGATTCACTGTGCCTCGACGCACTAACACACATTCATCTATGAGAGAATCGCTGTCATCTGCGGAAGTTAGATGTATCTGTCTACGATTATTATGAGTTATAAATCCAACAGTGTAAATTCGATTGTTGGCAAGACGATCAGTGTCTGCTACTACAAGAATTCTGGCTCCTTCAAACAAAAATTCACCGTCTATGTTATATCCGGGGGATCCTTCTATATTTGAAAATATGTCTGTGGTATTGGTGTCAATGTAATCCACGGCCGGTTTGGCGGTAACCCCATGATTAAACAATCTAAGATCAGCTGTGAATTCTATAATAGGACGTTTGGCGCGAGCCGATTCTGCAGCAGGGAAATCTTCACCTCTGCTCTTATAAGCCTGTTCTAGCACACTTCTGTGAAACCAACGATTGTATCTACTCCAGGGATTTCTATCTGCACTGTTTCTAGCAACAGTGATGTAGTCTTTGTATGTGGCATACTCAGATGCATCATCAAACGGCTCTGTGTCAAATCCTGTGTTGTCAAACAACACTTCAGGCACATCTGTGGTCAATGTAGGCACAGTTAAATCGTTGAACCTAGTCAGCGTTATCGCTGTGCCTACTCCTTCTACTAACCAAGTGTCTCGAGAATATTGTGCAGGAGATACATTACCTATGAATTCCGCTATCATACCATTACTGAATACAATACCATTGCCACTGGTATATGTGGTTTTTCCTATGATCTCAAGGTCCACGTTCACAAAGCTGTTGTTTTCTATATCAGCTATGATAAATCTACCAAACATGTCAGGATTAATTTTACTCTGATAATACAGAGTATCCGGCGCATCATATGGGACTTCAAAAGTTAAGGTGCCATTTTCTATACCATTATTTGTAACACCTTTGCTATAGTCTAAAGCATTACCGAGACTAGCTGGTTCTATATACTGCCAATCTTCACTGTCTATGGTAATTGAGCTAGTGTCTAGGCCGGTAACATCTCTAATAGCTCTCCACAGTTTTCCATCATAGACCACAAGACTACCTGCTAGGTATGTTTTACTAGGTATAAACAACAGAGAACCGGTGTCGTAGTTAGTACGTATGGCGAGGCCTTGTCCTGGTGCATTTACCCTAAACTTATATGTTTGTCCTCTGTACAGTGTCAGTGTGGGATTATTGGTATACGAATCTGGAGTAAACACAAATGAATTTGCAGTTGTACCTAATACCACTTTATATGTGCTGACTATACCAACATTTTGTCCGGCGACTTGAATACTGCGGGGCCCAGTGGGTTCCCAGTAATATTCTCTATAATTGATAAATTTATCCCATTCTATAGGAGGATCCCAAGTATAGTGTGTTTGTCCAGTGACCTTGTCATCCCTTTCTATGTTATTACCAAAAAATTTCAGTTGATTTTTAACATCGATATAGTCATAGAAGTTCTGTATTTTATCATCGTCTCGATAGATCACACCGGGTTCCAGCTGATAACTGCTGCGCAGTGTGGCATCTGTATCCACATATATGTCTTTGCCGTTGTAGGTTTTATCGTATCTACGACCAATATACCCTACAACTTTGTCCAGTACTCCTGGCTGAATTAAGGGATCGAGCACCCCTGACAAGAACTTGTCATTGGCAGGGGTTTGAAATACCAGCGGCAATAGTTCTACTGATTTTCTGATAGGTAAATTACTTTTAGGATAAAATTTATTTGCCATGGTTTAGGTCGTTGACACGATTGAATTTATATTTGCTCCGATACTAGCAGCAGTGATTGCGGTGACTATTTCTATGTCATCTACAGTGGCGCCGCTGATTAATATTTCATCTGCTCTGCTCTGTATTTCAAACAAACTACCAAACACCTGAGACGCCTGTTTGGGAACTATAACTATATTAGCAAGATCGGGTGCCACAGAATTTAGGATATATGTGGTCAGCTCACTCATGTAAAATCTATCACCGAAGTCCCAATTATTGATATCAAAGAACCCATCGATAGCAGTAACCACACGTACCTTGAGATCGTTGTCATTAACGGATTGATTTTGATTTTTCACTATCTTAAATACTGCCTGCAGTTTGGCATCAGCTTTGGCTCCGAACAATACCTTGTATTTCACTGGATGATAAATTATGTCATCGCTGATAGATTTAATAGGAGACAACACAGTACCGAAGGTGGTTCGTAAATCATCGCTGGTAGGAGGTATTGGTTCAACATTCGATCCGGTTGCTAAGAAAATTCTATAGTCTTGATCATAACTTCTAGTCAACAAATATATGTCTATGATATTGCTAGATGAGGGATCGATTCTTCGATCCACACTGGCATTGTGGACGTATTGAAATTTAAGATTTCTTCTACCAATCTCTGCTTTGTATTGATTCACAGTGTCTAGACTGTTTGTGGTTCTGTTGATTTTTTTCACTATGTCTTCTGCTTGATCATAGAAATATATCAACTGCTGGTCCGGATAAGTTGCAGTGTCGTTGAAATCTATAAGAGATTCTTTCTCTCTAATTAATATAAGGTCATTGGAGTTATCTAACAGATTAAAAATTGTAGTACCGTACACATCAGTGATTTCTTCAAAGAACAAGAAGTTCAAGTCTTGATCAATACCTACTACGTTTTCAAAGCTGTCAGGATTATCTATCACTCCGTCGTCGTCAGAATCTCGGAATCCTAATTTGATTTCGTTGGTGCTTTCGTATCCGTCAGCGAATTTTATAGAATCGCTGATTTCAAAATCTATATCTTGACGCAGTTCGTTGATGAGGTCGCTGGCAGTGTTAACTCCCAGTACTTTGATTTGATCTTTGACTACAGCTCCTAGTTGATCATTATAACGCTTTTCGTTAGCATCAAAATAAAAACGATTTTGGTTAACGCTGCCAAATACATAACTTAGAGTGCGTATTCTCACAGTATAACTATCAGGTTGTTTGACAAAGGCCACGATCCACGAACTATCCACTGCGGTATTAGTAGTATCACCTGATTTACCTAGACTGAAATCGTCAACGAGATTAAGATTGCTGGCTGTGATTATTTTCCATTGCGATTCTACATCAGAATATCTCAGTCCAAAATTAAGATTTGCTGATGCCTGATTAACTATCTCGTTTTCCAATGCGATATCAAGATCGTTGATAAATCTTGGTACGATTCTCTCGGCTACAGCACCAGTTGGTATGACATCACTGAAAAGAATTGGACCTAATCCATTAGTCAACACTCCACGGCCGGCATTGGTTCCATCACCAACTATTCTAACTACCTTGGTCCAAAGACTAGAAGTCTGTGTCGGGTCAGTAGAATCAGCCGCAACAATTTTTCCTTTTTTGAATGCAAATCCTTGCGGGGCTGTGAATTTTATCGAACTGTTTACTAGTAGGTATTTTAAAACAGCAGTCGAATATGTGCCCACTCGAAGCAGTGAATTGTCTACGAGATTTTTAAAATACCCAGTGTCGCTGGAGACTGCTTGCCAAACTGTATTGGTGTCTGTGAACAGTATTTTATTAAACTTTGTGAAATAAAAATTATAAACTTCAGTGTCTGTGAACACAGGCTCGATGCTGCGTCTAATAAAATTAATGATATCTAATCTATTAGAAAACTTAAATGACAGCGTGGATTCATTTTCTTGTTTGTAGATATAGCCATCATCGCCGAACACATTAATACTGCTGTATTTTCCTGTAGCGTCTAGGATGTCAAAATTTCTACTGATTCCACTAGAGGTTCTATTCACTGCTTTGATTTTTAGAATATTCTGAGAGCTTGTCAAAGGAGCAAGATTATAATCCTCTGCTGTGATCATTCTATTCTGTGTATAGTACACTGCAGGGGCGTTGGCTCTGATAACATCGATATCTTCAGATGCTGCTGAATTTGACACTGTACTCTGTAATGCCAGTCCAATAGTTAATGTCTGCTCAATTCCAGATTTGTTAAGATATACTACACTGATATTAATGCCTCGCATTTCATTAGGATATATGGTATAACTCAATCCATTACTGGTTCTATAAAATACCCTAAATGATCCTTGCGGCAGATTTCCGTAAACTCCGTCTGCAAACACCAAATCAATATTGTCATTTTCTTTGGTGTTTATGGCATAAATGTTGCGAATGTCTTGAGCAACACTGTTATAGGCTATATTGTTGCCTACCAGAGACGATACCTTAGTCCACTCTTCTAGTTGTGTACCCTGTGAGCTTAATGAAAATAACCACACATCATCATTGTTGATGTTGCCTGCATCTACAGCAATTTTTTCATTGGTAGTAGGAACGTCTACAGTAAACTCCGCTAATTCGATAGTGCCCTGTTTGAACTGTATAAAAAATCCTGTGTTTGCACTACCAGGCCCCGACCCGTCATTTTTATATATGAAACCCAATTGGTTGCCAGGCACTGGCGGTTCTTCGTAGATGTTTTCGCTGTTCTTAAATGCTGTAGATACTATTTCAAATCCCATACCTAAGCCACTGACATTTTTACTAAATGAAAACAACGGCACATCTGAGCTAATAGTGCGAAATCTATACTGTTCTGTAGGGATTCCTTGAATTATAGCCGAACCTTGACTGCGACCAAATTCTGTGTTATCTGCCATGGCAGAATTCAATACAGTGAGAAACTGTTCTAGCCAGTTGGTGTTAGTGGGATCGTTCCAGGTTATTAATTGTGACGCAAGATTCTTGCCATTGCTGTCTATGATATTATCAGTGGTACTTACGGTAGTGAATTTCAACAATCCTTTAGAAGTCACATTTCGTTTAGCATTGTAACTCAGCATTCGAGCTATACGCAACACACTTTCTTTGGTTTCTGCCAACTCAATAAAATTTTCGCGACTAGCAAGATCTATACGGAATGCCAGACTTTGTCCTAGAAAAGCAATAGCATCTATCAGCGCAAGATATTCGCTGGATTCAATATAGTCGTTGAAATCTTCTGGATAATTTTCTCTAAGGTACGTGATAATAACTCTACGTAGATTTTCAAAGTCGTAGCTTTTGAAATCAGCGTTTCTAAATGTCTGATAGATTCTAGTCCAATCTTGATTTAAGATTAAATTATTTTGCCTGCTGGTTGTAGTCATACCAATATTTACCTTAAAAAATTAAATGGTCAGTTTATAACCCTGTTGGTTTTATCAAAATTAAGTGACATTTTTTCAGTGATATTGAAAGGTCTGTAAATTAATTCCACCTGGATGCGCATGCCTTGATCCGTGCTGTCTATCTGAACTTCTTGTACGGATATCCTAGGATCATAGTTAACAATGGCTTCCACATCCTTGGCTATGATCTCTTTGACATCAGGGGTAAATGGTTCAAACAGCATGTCCCAGATCACTGTGCCAAATTCTGGATTTTCTAATTTCTCACCTTTGCGAATGTAGAAGTGATTGATCAAATCCTGCTTGACAAGATTAATGTCATATAGTTTAAAGTTCTTATTAGATTCGCTGGAGCTAAATCCTTTATAAGTATATTTGGCCTGATTCTCAGTGACATTGGCCACACTCTGTGCTGCGATTTTTTGATTGTATAGTCTAGTAGCCATATTTTTTTCCTTATGCCTTATTGCTCATTATCTGTGCAATAGTCAACTGTCCCGTCTTCACTGCCTTAGGCACACCCACTGACATCTGTTTTGGAACGAAATGACCACTATCGTTGGCACCTGCATTATTGTGTATACCCATTGTTGCTAAAAATTGTTGGGCAAATCCTGTATAAGCACCTAATTTGTTCAGTGAATCCCATTTTCCATCTTTATAAATCAATATATCGGCAGCTGCTCCATAATTGTGCCAGCTGTTACCGGGAGAAGCAGCTTGTGGGCCTGTACCTGCTTTATAAGCGTCATATAGTTGCTGACTTCTTGCTAATGGTCTAAGACATTCAGACACACTCATATCCCATCCTTTTGAAAAATATTCAGTAATAAATGCTTTGATTGCTCTAGCAAATACCACTCTTACTGTGGGATCTAAGGTCATGAGATTTTCAGCAGTTCTTTTTCCATACCTACTAGGTGCAAAATATTCTGCGGTTAAATTAATACCTCCGGTTGGAATCGATATCGATGTAGGAACCACTGGTTTTCCAGTTACTGGATCTGGCTTAGCAGCATCATAATCATTGATCTCAGCCACGTGTGCAGCCGATGCAGACACCTTGCTGTTTTCTGTTGCCTCTTTGTATTCTTCTGATAGCACACCCCCAACCTCTCTATCTGTATCAGTGGGCGTTAACAGTTGTGGTGACATGTGTTCATGTAGTTTCCAAGGTTCATGCATGGGCACACGTTTCATTATCGTAGATAATGTTCCGGCTTGATATCTTTTTGTCGTCCAATCTCCGATAGCAGTAGCTGAAACCTCATGGGTTGACAAAGGAGGTGCGGTCACTGCAGAGTCAGCGGAAGCAGCTTGAGCTGCCTGTGGTCCGTTTAAATCTATTCTACTGCCTGAAACAACTATTTTTCCAGAAGCTGCAATGTCTAGTGTTGATGATGCAATTTTTAGGCTCGACACTGACTTGATGTCGGTCGTTCCAAGTGAAGTAATTTTTGTGTTTGTTCCTACTGCTAAATCAAACGAATCGCCGGTGGTAAATTTGGTCTTGGTGCCAATTTTAATATCTAAGCTTTCACTGACAAAAACTTTCATGTCTAAAGCAGATCTCAAATGAATATTTTGTAAAAAATCTCCATTCAATCTACCCTTGGCTTTGATGTTTACATTTCTACCGCATTCAAGATTAAAGTCTCTATCAGCATAAAAGTTAAAATCATTTTTTGTATGTACACTGATGCTGTCTTCGGAAAATATATCTATCTTACCGTTGCTGGTTAATTCAATCCATGCTGTACCCCGAGCATTGGCAATGTAGATCAAATCTTCTGAATTGTGCATCAAGATCTGATGACCTGTTCTAGTTCTCACTCTAAAATATTCACTAGCAGGAATAGTAGGCGATCCCTCATTGCCTTTTTTCTGATTAGCAGGATCTAACAAATCGATGTATTTCATCGGACCTTCTGCGGCAGATTTTTCTCTATGCAATCTATCATTGCCGTCGTCCATGACCAATTGTGTACCGCCTAGTCTACTCACTGGCACCGTGGCTTGACTATCTGTTTTTCCTATCTTTTGTTTTTTAGCGGTAGATCTTCGATCCAGCGGACCGGGTGTACTAATACCAAACACCATGCTAGGAGCTTCTCGTCTAGGTGAGCTTGTATTAACTCCCCTGACATCATCTTCTAACAGGCCTTGTTCGAGAAACCTATCTGCTATGGGGTGAACCACCCTGGGATATTTTTCTGGGTCAATTTCCTGTTTTTCACCGTTGATGCGTTTGTTAACCTCAGCTACTGGTAACGGTAATACAGTATTACCGTATCTTTTTTTGTCTTCGGCGTCTAAATTATTCACTGTAGATGCAGCTATAGCTGGCACCATATGATTGATATTTACACCGGGCACACAGGCAAACCAATATCCCGAAGCAGGATCACCGTTGACAAACAACACCAACACATTGACCCCAACATCCGGAGGCACAAACCACATACCGTATGATTTTTGTGTATCGCTGAATCCGTCGATGGTAGATTTAGTGCCGTCATTTTTGCCCATGAACTCAAACGGAGTGTAGCCAAAAAATGGTGATGCATACTTTACAATAAAAGTCTGACTGTCGTCGCCCGCGGTGTTAGCCTGATCTTTTAAAAGGTTTACTTCTATAGATCCCATAAATGAAGGATCGAGATGGCTGATTACTCTAGCAACATATATGCCTGTGGTTAACCCGCCACTTCTACCTTCATCATCAACTGATGGTCTTGATAATTCTGCCATTATTTTTGTCCTAAGTCTCTGTAATATTTAAATCCTGTCACTGGCGGTGCTTGATTAGAAGTTGTCGTTGTTGCTTTTTTATCTGCTGCTGCTTTGGCTGATCTTCTCGAAGAGTTTCTAAGACTGTCTGTGGTGTTTGCTGAACTAGAAGCAGGGCCGTTGGTGGCATTGCCGATATTACCAGTATAGGAGCTTCCACTATTGACTATTGATGTTTTAGGAGGTTCTTTTGGACCTATTTCAGTGGCTAACGTATCAGACTTGGAAGTTACTAACTTATTATCTACTTCGCCAGTTTCTGGATTGGTGGCTTTTACAGTCTCTGGTCCTTGCGGTCCTGGCATTCTTATACATTTTAATTTTTGTTTCCAATTTCCATCAGAAAAAATATTGTCGCACATGACAATACGATATATACCCCCAAACGGACTTTCCTCTCCGACTTGTGAAAAATCATATAATCCGGTTGTTGTATTAACATCAACCGGAGTCCTAAACGTAAGATAGATATAAACATTTCCGCTTTCATAATTCATTGTGCCATCATCGGTGATTTGATCAGTAGGTGCGAATGATGAGGTAAAATGATTAGCCATTCCCGAATCCACTAACCAATAAGGATCTCCTAGAATTTCCAAGTCTACAGTGATTAAATCAGCACTGTTGCCGCTGACAAATGACTGTTGAAAAGTTTCTGCAACATTTTGTTCAACACTTTTTTGATCAGATCCGCCTTTATATCCTTTCAGCAGTCTTGGATCGCGATGAGGTCTAGATCTTCCCATTTGCGCTGCTTGTACCTTTTCGCCGCTGGCTCCTTGGCCTGTTTTAGTAGATGAAGGTAATTTTTCTGCACCAAATTGATCCTGTGAGGCAGTTTTAGCAGCGGCTGATTCAGGCTTAGGTGTAGATCCTGAGTAAAATAAATTATTAATTTCTACGTTAAAACTTAGAACATCAACATTTTGTCCGGTGTAGATATACTGATATTCTTTCACTACATCTTTCAGTAATTGTGTATAACCTATAGGTGCAGAAGTAGCATTGGCAAATATGCTTTGATGCACGAGGTAAGGAACTACTCTAAAAGTTATTCTTTTCGAATAATCGCCTGTAAGCTTATCCAAGTTTAACAATTCTATCTGTACATCCAATTTGAACCATTTGATAAATCCTTGTGGTGTGAGTTTCTGTGGATCAAGAGCTTCTTCAGCATATTGCGAACTTAGAATTATCTGATTTATAATTGATGTTAGAGATTGAGCTTGAGCAAAATGAAAAGCACGTTGTTTAGGATCAATAGTCATACCGTCCCTAATCATCACCCCTGTTTTTTCATCGTATTGATCACTGGCACGCTTAAACAACGGTCTTCCTCCTGAACTTTGATCAAATCCCAGGCTAGCTGATGCTATGCTGTTTTGATCTAATAGTTGAGGGTCAATCTTGATCAGCGAGGTGTTAACCGCAGCTTTTTTAGCATCAGGAGTATTGGGGTTAACTGTGGCTCTTTTTATTTCTGCTTGGTTACCTGCTGAACTCTGCCAGTCACTGGAAAGTATGGGGAACTGAATGACATATTCATCTTTTTCTGATATTTCCTTATCTGCTAGAAGTTGGTCTTCTATCTTGTTTAAAAAGGCTGTTAAACTGCCCTCACCGCCTGATAATATATCAAACACAGTGCCTTGACCGCCGGCAGAGAGTTTAACATCACTGTAAGAGATATTGATTGAACTTGAAAATCCTTGATGATTATAAGGTACGCCTTCAACTTTATATGTACTACCGCTTTCATTGACTGAAAATTTGGCTGAGGTTAATTTTAGGACAAAAAACTTTGGTTTGATATTTGATATTACTCTACCTAGTTGATCGAACCCTTGTATGTCCATGCGTAATACATAAGGAGCATTATTTAGATAACTTAGGTAAGTTGCATTTATTGCGGCGGCCTGCATGCTCTGTAATAACAATCCCATAGAATACGGCTCAATGATTTCAAATTCAAATTTTACTGCATTGGAATTACCTGTGGCTTCATTGGCACCGATAATATTTTTCATCATAAAAGAGTTGATATAATATTCAGGAGCTTGAGCACCGATAGTTGAGCTTACAAAAACTTTTTGCCTTTGAGAATCAAATCTACCAGCACTTGAAAACACAATGTTAGTTAACTCACTGGGATCATTTCTATATGAACGGGGATTATTGAATTGTGCAGGTGTAAGACAGGCCAGGGTCCAAAGCACTGTATTACTGGCAAATGTCTCCATAGGATTTTTGATCAATTTGTCTGGATCTGGCCTCATAGGGCCGGCAGCAGGATTGTCGTTGCTTGTCTGAGTTGAAAACCCCCCTCTTAACGGATTTGATGCTCTAGCAGGAGTTTGATTAGATACATTTTCTGCTGTACCTTGTGATACTGAAATAGTCGGAGAACCTGTCAGTACTGCTGTACCGTCTGGTTTATAAGTTAATTCTTGACCTTCAGGAACAAATCTTGATGCCATTTAGACTCCCAGAAACTTTTGTAGGTTAGTCTTTTTAGGCAGGTATATCACGGTGCCTGGTTCAAAATCATAGATAGGATCTTTCAGCACAGACATATTTCTCTGTATAAACACCCACCATAGTTTGGCGCTGCCGTAGGTATCATATGCTAATAGGTCGGGCCTGTGACGATATTGATTTTCTATCACATATCTAAAATCATCAGATTCTGCAGGCACTGGTCGTATCTCTAGCAGATCGAGATAAAAATTGTTTTGTCGAGTAGTTGCATAAGGACTATTTTTAGAATAGGTAGCCATTAGATGTACCCCACATTGCCGTCACCGCCAGCTTCGGCCATCCTGCCTCGAGCATAATCTTGTATATCAAACTTCCTCAGCATTTCTCTACTATACACAGGAGCAACGGTGACTGATATAGTGCTTAACACTGG